GCTTTGTCGCCATCAGGGAATGTGAATTCACCAAAGACGCTCTCGAAGTAAAACTTATCGAATACTGAGATATTCCAAAAGACGCTTTGGTTACCTCGTGCACTTGCAGGTTGATTGATTGCATAGACTACACCTTGTAGCTCTTGAGCAACTTCTTTAGCATTTGTCTCTAAGTAGTTGTCGCCATAACTCTTGCGTGCAAAGTGGTCGAAGTACATTAAGAATTCTACTGTTGCGATTGCACCTGCAAAGCCACTGGCTACTTGATAGACAAGATTGACGAAGCTACCACAGAAGGACTGTAGGTTTGTCGGAGCAGTGGAAGTACCACCTAAAGGTTTAGTGCCCTCGAATAAATAAGGGAACATATTGATACTTGCACAGTAGGGACGTAAAGAAGTCTCATCATGAATGTAGATAAGATGGTTCTTAATATCTTGCTCGTACTGGTGAGCATATTCACTACCAAACATTTCAGTCAACTTAGCTTCTACCATTGCTCGATTGATTTGAATTGTCTCGAATTTGTAGAGCTCGCTCTCAAGGATACCGATATTCTTACCATCGACATTACTGTTAGGGTCGACAATAGAGCCATCTGCTGTGTTGAAAGAGCTCATATAGTTTTGGATAAAGTTGACTTTCGTTTGAATTTGATCGTCTGTTAATGTGTTAAGTAATTTTTTAGCCATTGTTCTCCTTTGTAAAAAATGATGTGATATTTGTCCATTCGCCATTAGGCAATTTGTAAAGCATTTTTTGATTGGTCGTTTGGCTTGCTAAGCCACCTTGACATTCAATGTAACGTCCAATCTTGAGCCATGTTAAGTGTTCTTTGTTGTATGGGAATTCAATACAGCCATGATATAGTCCTACTGGATATTCCTTAGAGATGGGCTTTACGATTTTCTCAAGGAATTCTTCAGGGTCAATATCATAGTTTGTCGTACCACCCATGAATACAACTGCGGTGATACCTCGTTGTGTCTTGATGTATTCCTTTAGGTCATCTACAGTCAGCCACTTGGCTCCTTCGTCCGTCCAAAGTTCAGGACTATGACAGCCTTCACAGTGCTGTTTGCAGTTACCAATCTCAAAGAATACTGCAATTTCATTAGGTAGTTCTGTTAGAGTTACACCTTGTCCCATTACTGGAATTTTCATAAGGCTAACTCCTTTGCTTTGTTGTAGGTTTTCAATAAAGTAATGTACTTGATCTGTGCTCGGTCGTGGTCAAGTAGATTTAAAGAGCTCATCATTTCGTCTTTAGCATTTGCTACTTCACTTTCTAACCAGTCCATGTACTTGTCGTTGTTCGTCAAAATTCAGGAACCTCATTATCACTTTCTATGTCGTTCATTAGGTCTGCGTCAGGAATTTCTAATCGGTTTTTCTCTTTGTTAAACCAAAGTTTTCCGCCTATTCCTGTATCACCAGTTTGACGACATTTCAATACTCGAATTTGTACTAAGTTTTTCTTTACATCACTATCAGCTTGTTGATTGCGTTCTAGTGCGATGATTGTATCCGACAACTGAGCTATTGCTTGACTACCTCTCAAGTCCTCTAGGGATATACTTCCGCCTTCTTCAGCACTCTTCTTGCCATCTCCTCGTTTAAGATGACAAATACAGATAAGTCCTACCCCTAACTCTTCGCATAGTTGTCTCAATCGTGTCATAAGTATGTCGATAAGTTTTCTCTCATTGTTACTCTCAATGCCACTTACGGCTATACTGATATGGTCTATAAGTATGAAGTCGCACTTCTCAGTTACTGCCATGTATCGTATAGCATTGAGAATAGCGGAGTTGTCTAGGGAACCAAAGTGGTTGTACATGACGAAGTTACCTGTCCCTAAAGTGTTTTCAAAGGCTTCAGTGTATTGGTCGTTTGATATGCCTTTACGACTAAGGTGTACTGGTTTGTTTAGGTATAAACCGATGTAGCCTTTAGAAGTTCTAAGGACGTTCTCCTCTAACATCATTGAGCCTATCTTTAAGCCATGCTCCATGACTAAGTGGTAGCCTATCTCTCTGATCATGGTTGATTTACCTATGCCAGTACCTGCGGTTAGCATTGTGATTTCACCTTTGCGTACCCCTCGTATCATTTTGTCTGCCTTTACAGCCCATGGTAGGGAGTAGCCAGTTACTTCTTCAGGCTCCTCTAAGAGGTCATCAAGTAACGTATTAGCATTAATGATATTCTCAGGTGTTACCTTCTTAGCGTTCTCCAGAGCTTCTAAAAGCTCATTACCTTTGTCGTTGGTGTAATACTCATTAGGGTCTTTGTACTGCTTTAGTACAGCTATACGGAGCTTCTCAGGCGACAAAATACCTTCAATTTCTTTTACCCCTTTGCGTCCTGCGTCATCGTTATCGAATACGACTACTACCTCATTGAAGCCTTCAAGCCACTTGAGATTAGCTTCAAATACTTTCTTAGCACTCTGTACTCCACAGGGAATACTTACGACTGGCTCTTGATTTCCCAGTAGTTGGCTAACTGTTAAGCAGTCGATTTCACCTTCAGTAATGATGAGACGTACTCCATTGTTATACAGTTGCTGTCCAAAGAATGTCGTACTGAGCTTACCCTTGACTGCGAAGGACTTGTCCTTAAAGCGTAGCTTTTGTCCGACAAGAGTACCATTCTCATCGAAGTAATTAGCTACTTGGCAGGGCTTACCTTTGTACTCTGTATAGTAGTACTGGTATTTCCTACAGGTACTCTCAGTGATACCTCTAGCTTTTAAAGGTTTGAGCGACATATCACTGATGAAGTCATCATACTTAGTTGTCGTTTTTGTCTCATTGCTATTGTGCAGTGCATTACAGGAATAGCAATATGTATGCCCATCAGTGTATTCGCTTAGAGCGTCTGATGATCCACAGTCAGGGCAAGGTAGATGAGCCCTTAGAATTTCTGAAGAGCTCATCGAATGTCCATATCTTCGACTGATACGTCTACATCGTCAGGCTCTAAGTCGTTGCTTGAGATTGCTTCAGTTACATAAGCGATTGCTTCGTTTTCCGTAACGTCCTCTAATTCAACTTCGTAGAGCTCAACTCGTTTAGCATAGATAGTGATAGACTTATGCTTTCTGTCCATCATGCACTGGTACTCTCTAAGCTCCTCTCGTGTATCACTCAATGATTTCAACTCCTTTATATTTCTCTCGTAGTGCATTGAGTACAACTTCAAGAGCTACTTGAGCTTCTTCGGTAATGTCTGCTAGTACACTGATAGTAGTGTCATAGTTGTCCACCTCACCAAATGCTACTGCTTCTTCAGGACGGAATTTATTGACTTGTCCGTCAGCAGTTATTAAGTAGTGGTGTGGGAAGAATAAGTAGCCTGCCTTTTGGCTGTTCTTCAAGATAACCTCAGGGTCTTTGTCATGCAATGCGTACTGAGTTACTTTAATATATTTAGTCTCCTTGCGTTCCTTTAGTTTGCCGTATGTTTTAATTCTGTTCACCTCTTTTCTCCTCATCTATCCATTTCTTAGGAATGACTGTACCAATGTGATACTGGAAGCCATTCTTTTTGCACCAGTCGCTATATTTATTAGCTTTTGTCTTAGTGCTTATATATTGGTCTTTCATAAATAAAAATCTTATGTCTAACTCAGGGTGTTGCTTCTTGATTGTTAAGTGCTTGCTCCTGTCCTCAGGAAGAAAAAGCCCTTTGGCTTCGACAATAATTCCATTCGACAAAATGAAGTCAGGTTTATAGTAATGACTTGTCGTGTACGGAACCTTTAATGTCTCATACTCAAAGGGTACTTTTGCTTTCTCAAGGTTAGCCTTCACTTGGCTCTCAAAGTTACTGCGTGTAGATTTGTCGGCTCGCTTCTTGAAGCCCCCTAAGCGACTGAAGCTCCAACCTCTAGCCATTAGTGATTACCACTCAACGTCATCACTGTCGCCTACTGCACCTTCGCCTTTAGCTTCTACATCGAAGCCATAGCCTTCAGCACTACCGCCACCACTGTATTCTTTAAGGTCTTTTACAAGTACTGCGTTGAGACGTAAAGTAATACCATAGTTCTTAGCGTTCATGATGTATGGGTCAGCAGTAACAGCTACTTGTACTGTAGAGCCGTTACCAATTTTTGTACCTTTAGGAAGTGGCTCACCATACTTGTCGAATACTGGGAGAGTTTTCTTAACTAATTCACCAGTTAATTTGTTCTTGTACTCATGTTTAGTCTTAGCTTTGAAGCACTCGCCATATTCTTTGTCCTCTTTTACAGACAAATTGATTGGTACTTTGCGGTTAGCTTTCTTGTCTAACTGATCCTCTACTTCGTTGAAGAGTTCCTCTAGTGCGTTCTTGAAGGCTTCAGTTTTCTCATCGTTCTCCAATTTCACCATGATGGAATAACCAATCTCATTGCCATCGTATGTCTCAGGGCTGTCAGTGTGTGCCCAACAAGCTGTACCATTTAATTTAAAGTCTTTACCTAATTTTGTTTTTGCCATATGTATGTTCTCCTTTATGACGTATTAAGGGGCACTCCCTCAGGAATACCCCACCATAATAAAAGACACTCCCTCAGGAGTGCCTTTGGTAACCTATTTTATTTTCCTGTGGAACCGCTTTCAGCTCCTCGTTCAGTATCCTCGATGACTTCACCTTCGACAAAAGTCATTGGTTGTGTCTTTTCTAACCAACACTGAGCGATACGTTGTCCTTCTTCAAGGTATACAATTTGTTTACTGAAGTTGCGAACGAATAACTTTACTTCACCTCGGAAGTCCTCATCGACAATTCCTTCAATGTTTGCTAGTGCGATTGGATAGTCTCGTCCTACACTGGAACGCAACTGGATCCGCAATGTGTGCCCTTTAGGAATTGCTACTTTGAAGCCTAAAGGAATTTCTGTAGCTTGTACTTGGACTGCTACTGGCGGTACTGAGACTGCCATTGGAATTGTAATGTCCATACAGCCTGCTCCTTCAGTTTTAGCTTCAGGGACTACTGCTTTGTCGTTAAGTAGTTCGATGAGCACCTGCTCACCATTCAGTGTGATTGTTTCTTCTTGTGTTTTCTTAGTGCTTGTGCGTGCCATTAGTTCTCCTTTATTTAATGTGCTTGTTTAATAATGGTCGTAATGATTTCTTGAGCGTTGCTTATATTATCAGGTGTTACATGGTTAGCAATGTACATAGCGATTAGCGTATTTTTAGATGGGATAAAGATACCTAATAGAGCACTAATAATAAACACTGCCTATATTACCTTTACCTCATTAGAGCTTCTGTCATCGTAAAAGCTATAGTCTGTATAAATTATAACTAATACTGTTACTGCAAGTATTGATACTACAGCTAAGATAAGGATAAGTGGGTTTACTAAAGATAACGCATAGACTAGCCATGGGCTGATGATTGGTTCCATATTGGTCTCCTTTCGTATTACTCAATGATTTTGAAGTAGCGTCTGTACCAACAATCATAATCTGTTGCAATTCGTGTATCTTGACTGATTATTCTTTTGGTAATATTTGTTACTTCTGCTCTCTCAAGTTTTTCGTCTTTAAAATCTACCTTTCTATCATTGTCGTGTTCACTTGTAACGACTACCTTAGTACCTACTGGAAGCAGTTCTTTTAGTTTTTTTCTACAGTGTATAAACTTGCGTCATACCATAGATTAGGAATTAGAGCAGGTGTTGATTTCTTCTTGAGTGGCTCTAGGAGTGTTAAAGAGTACTCACTGGCAAGCCACCCATTAGTGCAGTCTGCTCCATATTCATCTTTGTCTTGACCCCAACCTATATATTGTTTATCTAGTTCAATAATATATTTTGTTGGGTGAGCCTTATTCACCATAGGTAATCTTCTTATTGTACCTACTCTTTCATCTGGGTCGCCTTTGTATACTACTACACGATCACCAACTTTAAACTTGTATTCACCTTCAGGCTCCTCTACAGGCTCAGGTTCATCTTCTTGTCCGTACCCATAGTCTCCATAGATACTCTCTGCGTCCTCATCTAGGAATTCGTCCATGTCTTTCTTCTCAAGCACTTCAATGAGCTTTTCTGCATAGTGCTTGATTTTCTCTGCGTCCGTTAAGTCCTGCCCTTTGGAACGTAAAGTGTACTTGATAATGTTACCTTTAAGGTATGCGACAAATTCTTCAGTTGTAAAGTTTGCTTTCATAATGTCCCATGGTTCGATTGCTAAGATTTCGTAGTGTTTTGCGTTAGTATTCATGATGTTATCTCCAGTTCCCTGATAAATATACTTGGATCAGATATAATAGTTGTAGTCGTCTGTAGTGTACTTGTTGTGCTCTTATGTGTTTTGCCATTGTTACTCCTCGATGATTTTAAACCAGTTATTTTCTACAAATTGATAGCGTTCTACATATAGTACTGTTTTGTTATTTTCTTTTCCTACACTAGTTACTCTTGTGCGTACTATACAATCTTGGGGTGCACTTGCTACTCTCTCATCTGCACTTGCACTTGTTGTAATTTCTACTAGTGTTCCTACTTGTAGTAATCTTTTGAGCTTTTCAATGTCAAAGGTTCTAGCGTCATACCACTTGCCTACCTCTAGTTTTTCTTCATCAGGCTTCTTGATCCATTCAATCCTTCCTTTTACAGTAAATTCTTTAGGTAGCTTAATGAGCTCATTCTCTATTTGACGTGCTCTATATTCTGATAGTTGTCGTACTAGCTCTGCATGAATGTCAAATACAGGGGTTAGCATTTCGACATTTAATGTTTTTTCTACTGGTAGTACTTTAGGTGTTTTTAGCCACTTTATTTCTTCTTGAAGTGCTTCAATTTGTTTGTCTTTATCTGTATTCATCTGTACCATCTCGAATAAAGAAGAATTCAAATCATCAATAGCTTCTTCTTTTTTCTTAACTTCACTTTCAAGTCTATGTAGCTCCATGTCGTATTGCCATTGTAAATCTCTTTGTGTTTCTTTTAGTTTCTTAATGAGTTCTTGTGTGCGTGTCATTATACTCTCACTCCATTCTCTAAAATCTTTGTTACAACTGCTTGTGTTAGACATTCACCATCTTGATCCTTAAACATTCCATTCATATGTCTAATATCTTCCTTCACTTCTGTATCGAATTCTACAGCGATAACTTCAAGCGTCCTCATGTCAATTTTTACTTTCATCGTTCGTGTGTCCTTTCTATTAACTCTAGTGCCACGAATAGAAGAGCGTGAGTGCTCCTCTATCTCGGTGGTACATTAAAAATTCTTGGTGAGTTTCTTGCGAATACTCAGTGAAAAATGAAGGTGCTCGTTAGGATATTCTCTAGTTTTAACGTGCCTTTAGGTGGCTCAGGAATATCCGATAAATCTTCACCAGTCATTTCTTCTACATATTGTTTAAACTGCTCAATAGGTTCGTGCTCTTTATATAACTTATATAGCTGTTCCCTAATTACTACTTGCAGGTGTCTTGCTTCCCCTAGTGATGTACCGAAGCTGTCATGAATTGTCGTATAGTTCGATAAGCCTGCTTCGTTTACTACCATCATTAAGTGAGTGCTATCAAGACTGTGAATGAAATTTGGTGCTATGCCATTCTTCTGACCATTAGCGTCTAGTGCTTCATCTTCTGCTACGTCTTGATAATGCCCTTGCCATCTAACCATGTCTCCGAAGCGTGTACGGAAGCTCTTTTGTACCATTTTTAGGTACTGTTGCTGTACTGGTAGTCCCAAAGGTGTCCACCAATTAACTGGTAGTCCATGCTCTGTGAGCACTTTTGCCAGTGCTTTAAGATACTTCATGCCTTCTGTAGCACTGACTACAGTAGTTTGCACTTCTTGCCATACCAGTTTTGCCATATATTTTGCACAGGGAACCGCAAAGCGTTCAAAATGTGGGTTCCCTTTGGTCGTATCCTCAAGGATCTGCTCTTGGAAGCCATATTGTCCACTGCCGTAAGCTAGTGTCATTACGTTACGCTTCACTACTTTTCGTGTTACACCATGAGCTAACCACGCTTGAGCCATTGAGCGTGTCCCAAAGTGTACTCTTTGTCCACCACCTACTTCTTCCTTTTCGACTTCGTCTAGTGTTCCGCTTAAAGCGTCTCTTTCGACAATCTTGAGTACCTTATCCGCCACTTGTTGATAAATGTCGGCAGGTCTTTCATGGTCGACAAGGTTCACTGCACTTCCGCCTACTTCATCTCTAAGCATTGCTGAGTAATGCTGTAGCCCTGAGCAGGTTCCATCATAGGCGATGACTAAAGGGCAACTGTAGCCCTCATATGTCTTGTTCTCTTGGTAGTACTCAAGAGACTTAACGTATTCCATAGCCCATGCTAGGAATTGTAAGGGCTCGTCTGCATCAGTCCACCAAAGGTAGTCCAAAGGGTTCTTTGCACTGTCGACAATATGAGAGTGGTGAGTTTTCACCCATTCCACCTGCTCTGCATGAGATACTTTGTCGTTGCCCCATAGGTTAGCTCCCTGCCAGTAGAGTAGCTCTATGTCTTGGCTATCCTTGAGTGGTACAGGGTCGCTGTAAATGATTAGAGACTTCATAAAGTCGTCCCCTTGATGGTTAAAGAGTGGAATAGGATAGATACGTCCACGGAAGTCGATATTGCAAGGGAAGTAAATATTGTCGTAGTCTTTGAATTCTTTAGCATATCTAAAGATCCTTAGCACTCGAAGGGCTTTACTACGTCTTGCTACTTCAATCTCTATCCATTTACCGAAGCGTTCCCCAAATTCTCGTTTGGTCTCTTTAAATTTCATTACTGGCTCTGGTTCATGTGGTTCCATACTTGCTATGCCTGCTAGTCCACCGCCTTGTTCAATAATGTTATTAATGACTTCAAACATTTCTCGATTGATACGATATGAAGTCTCTTGAATTTTATTGACCGCCCCATAAATCTTACTCAAGTCAACGTCCCTGATTTTCTTTAGGTATCCTTTGACTACCTTGGTTTTACCGACAAGATGATTGATACGCATAAAATGCAGGCGGTTCGCCATTGCTCCATAGTATCCGCCATGATTTAGGTCGTCCCATGGCTTGGGTTTTATGATTGTCGGTGTGCGGTCTACAATAAACTTACTGATGAATTCTGCATTGTAGCGGTATGTCTCTAGTAATGCTTGAGATGGTTCAAGGAATTTAACTCTGTCGTTTGCTTCAGATACATGAATAAGGTCTGTAGACTGCACTAGGATATATAATATGTCTACACCCATGTTTACTATTGCTCCCTTTTCGTACTTTACCCATTCAAATTTGTTTTTCTTCATAACTCCCTTGATGTGGCTTGTCTTTTGGTGCATTAGTGCTCTTTTGTCTAAGCCTTCTTGAATACGATTTACCTGAGTACCTGTTCCATCTTGCTTTAGGTACGCTTCAGTGTATCCGTTGTAGTAAAGGCTGTTTCCTATTTGGTATCCGCAACTTGATATACTGGCTTTATGGTCTGTCGCTAGGGTCTCGTTTATACCTCTTTCCAGTGCTGTCGCACAGATATTGAGCACTAGAGCTTCCATTCCGAACACTTCAAGCATTGCTTTTAGAAGCTCCCTATATTTCTTGCCCACCCCTCTTTTGGGCTTGGTGTTATCCACGATCCATGCCTCAATGTTTAGTGCAAAGGGTTCGACAAATAACTTTTTCAAGCCTGAGCCTAAAGGTTGGCTTGTGATGTTGCCTTGGTTTCTTGCCTGCTCTAGTTTTTTCTTGAAGGTCTCTTGAGCTAGGGTAGTATAGTATTGTTCGAGTTCTATTTGTTGGTCTAGTGTTACGCTTTTCATATGTCTTGTACTCCTGTGTTTTTCTTATGGGCTTACCGCCCTCATACGTCTTGACCGCCCCTGAGCAGGGCAAAAAGGGTATAAAAAATACACCTATCGACAAATCAAGGTTTCAATAGGTGTATTTAATTAGGTATCCTATGGGAACACTGCCAGCGTCTCCGCTATGTCCTCATAAGTTTTGTTATAGAGTTGATAGAGTTTTTCGTGTCTCATGGCTTCCATGGGTGCTAGCTCTCCGCCATGTTCCTTTGCTTCCTGCTCTATCTTCTCTATGCTGTCCCTCAGCTTGTGCAAGGTGTTCGCCAGTTGTCGGCTTGTTATTTGGAATTGCCTGCATTGTTGCTCTAATTCTTTTCTAGTCATGCTATGCTCCTATAAAATTAAAGTAACGCTCTAGGCTTATGTATTGCTTTATCCCTTCTTCGGTCTTACCGATATATAAATAGTCCTCACCTTCTGTAGGGCTGTATCCGTTCTCTTGAAGGAACAGCGTAAAGGCTTCTTCAGTTATTCCAGTTTCTTCGAATAACCAATAAGGGACTGGTCTGTATCCTAGCTCGTCGGCTTGTCGCTCTGTTACTTCCCAAATTGTTAAGGGCTCAAGGTCGCCCTTTAGGTCGTCAATTACAATCAGTTGTATAAATGAAATTGCTGTTTGTTCGCTGTGGTATCTTTTAAGTTGCTCAAATAAGTCTCTAGTGTTTAACATGGCTGTACTTCCTTTCCTATACTTCGATTACCATATAAGCCAGTTCGCTTGCTTGCTCTTTGGCTTTCTTGCTCATAAATTCATTAGATGTGATTTCACTGATAGCCAGTAGCTTCCCTCTGAGTAGGTCTACATCTTCGTACTCAGGTTTTATCTTTGTTTTATATGCGTCTCGTATCATTTCGTCCGCTTCAATCATGTATTTTTCGTATGTTTCGTATAGTTTTTCATATGTGCTCATGGTGTATCCCCTTGTTTTAAAATGGTAAACCTTCACCGCTCCAAAATGATGGTGTTTCTCTTTCTTCTTCGCTTGCTTCTACTAACTGCACTTTATAACCCTTAGGGCTTACTAATCGCTCAAGCTCACCCTCTAGAATGTAGAGTTCATATGCTGTGAGCCCATCACCTACCCAAAGGGTCGGCTCATCATCGACATATAGATTGAAGATACTGCTATCTTCGTGTACTATCTCGATTGCTTGCCCTGTGATGGTGCTTATGGTCTCCTCTAGTTGCTCGAAGATTTCCCATTTATTGCCTTTAGTGTCTAAGAGGGCTCTCCCTCTCTTGCTAATTAATACTCTTAGTCCTTGCCCTAGTTTCATAAGGTGCTCCTTTCGCCCCTTTACAGGGGCTTTGTATATACATTTTGTCATTACATGGTATCTAAAAAAAATATATTATTCGTCCATTGCTTGGCAGATGGTAGCCCATAGATATACACCACCTGCTATAATTGATAGTAGTATCATCTGTACACCTCTAGCACTTCGGAGTATTTGCATAGGTACTCTATACCTTCTTGATATTTTTTCTTTTCTTCTTCTGTTCCGTATTGGCTCCCACCTTCCGCCCATCTTGGCAAGCTATCAACAAATATGATATTATCTTCATATCGTAAGCTATAGCAGTATGTGCCTACTACATCAACGCATACCCATGTAGGAAGCTCGCTCCCTGTATTCTCTAGGGTAGATATGATATAATCTTCTAGATTTTCATAGAATGTGAATTGATAGTCATCGATTAGGTCTATAATGTCCTCTAAGGCTTCGCCTTCGTTCAATAGTGTATGTGTCGCTCTTAGTTGGTTTTCGTCCCATGTGCTAATGATTTCTTTTAATTCTGTGTATGTCATGATATGACCGCCTTTCTGTATGTACATTTTGTTAGTACATAATACTTAAATTTTTTAGGGGCTTACCCCTTATCGTTAATTACATTATACACTTGTTAGTACATTATGTCAATACAAAAGTACTAATTTTTT